ATACAATCCAGCTTTTGCCCGGCACTGTTATGCCAGTTGCGCCCGGATCAAATGGTTTAAGGGCTGTTCAAGGTGCAGGAAACTTTGATGTAGCCCAACTTGTGCTGTCAGATATGCGTATGAATATCCGTAAGGCACTTTACAACGATATGCTTGGCAATCCAGACAAGACCCCAATGAGTGCGACTGAGGTTGGTCAGCGTATGGCTGATTTGTCACGACAGATTGGTGCTGCATTTGGTCGATTGCAAGCCGAGATGGTTACTCCATTGCTTCGTCGTGTAATTTATATCCTGAAAAAGCAGGGAAGAATCAATCTTCCTACTGTAAATGGTCGTGAAGTAAAGGTTCGCTCTACTTCTCCACTTGCTCAGGCTCAGGCACAGCAGGATATTGTGGCGTTTGACCGCTTTGTAGAACTTGTTGGCACACGATTTGGTCCACAATTAATCAATCTGCTTGTAAAATCTGAAGATGCTGCTAAGTATCTTGCCGATAAGTTTGGCGTTCCAGAGCGTCTGCTTCGTTCAGATGAAGAAAGAACACAACTTGTCGCGCAGTTAACACAAACTATGCAAGCGCAACAGGCGCAAGGAGTTCCAAGTGGCCCTAGCCAAGCCCCACCTAGTGGTGGGATGTGACGGAATTAGTCGCACCCAGAAGAAAGAAGACGAACTCAATAAATTAATAGCGGGGATTTTCTCTAGTGCTGGTGCAGTAGAGGTTCTCCGCTATTTGCGTTCAATCACGATTGAAGCTGTAGCTGGCCCCAATATAAGCCCCAATGAACTGATGCACCGCGAGGGTATGCGTTACCTTGTGGCTATTATTGAGCAACGCAAAGCGAGAGGGAACCATGTCTGAATCACTTATCTCCAATAATACTACCCCGACTGATGAAACCAATATTGAGGAAGTAGTAGTTGATGCTGCCGCATCTATTAGACCTGATTGGTTGCCAGAAAAATTCTGGGTAGAGGACAAGCCAGCGTTTGATTTGCTTGCAAAAAGCTATAGTGAACTGGAAACAAAATTTAGAACCAAGGATGACGACCTCCGCAATGCTTTGATTGACGAGTTATCTGCTGAAGCAATCAATGGTCGCCCTGAATCGCCAGAAAAATATGAACTTCCAGAGATTGAAGGCATTGATGTTCAAGAGATGGCTGCCCACCCACTAACAAAATGGTGGTCAGAGTTTGCACATGATAATGCCTTTGATCAGGATACATTCAAGGTTGGTATTCAGAACTATCTTCAAGCAAAGATGGCTGAAATACCTAACTATGATAATGAGATGAAGGCTCTTGGTGATAATGCCAAGGCTCGTACTGAAGCAGTAGGCTTGTGGGTTAACCAGAACTTTAACAATGCTGAACTTGCTACCGTAGAACGTATCTGCTCGACAGCGGATGGTGTTAAAGTCATGGAAAAACTGATGAGCATGACTCGTTCATCCGATAATCCTGACGCATATGCAGAGAATCCAGAGCAAACAAGCGAAGAAGACATCAAGAATATGATGAATGATCGTCGCTACTGGCATCCTGCTGATAGAAACATGGACTATATTAAGAAGGTAGACACATTCTTTCAGAAGAAATTCAGAGGATGAGTATGATAATCAGAGCGATTACAAAAGAAGACGTACATTCTTGTATTGCTCTGGGACAAGAGATGCACAATGAAAGCGCATACAATGCAATTTCATTTGATTCAGATAGTTTAGTAGGTGTGGCGTATAATGTACTGAACGATCCCGATTGGTTTGGTGCTGTTGCTGTTAAAGAAGATCAAGTAATTGGCATGATGGTTGGATTCATTAGCGAGTACTGGTTTTCAAATGAAAAATTTGCAGCAGACTTGTGTGTATATATTGTTCCTGAATATCGTGGGTCATCTGCGGCTCTTAGATTAATGAATCTCTATACTAAATGGGCAGTATCAAAGCCTATTAGAGAGATACGTATTGGTGAAACAACACGTGTTAATCCAGAAGCCACGGCAAAGTTCTATAAGAAGCTAGGTTTTGTGGAAGGCGGCACACTATTTGTTCGTCCTGTCCATTGAAACTTATCTCTTTTAGATAGAAGCGTTGGTAATGAGGCCCGTATTCGTCGAGTCAAGCCCGTAAGGATAACTTGATAAACCGAGTTTGGATAACCTTGGAACCCAAATTGGAAACTTAACTCTTGGAGAACCGTCATGGCAACCACCATTGATCAGGCTTTTATCAAGCAGTTTGAGTCCGAGGTACACGTTGCTTATCAACGTGCTGGCTCCAAACTGCGTAATACCGTTCGCTTTAAGGGCAACGTAAACGGCACTTCTACGACCTTCCAGAAAGTTGGCAAGGGTACTGCTGCAACCAAGGGCCGTCATGGAAATGTCCCAACGATGAGCATTGACCACACCAACGTTGAATGCACTGTATCTGATTACTATGCAGCAGATTATGTTGATAAACTCGACGAGTTGAAGATCAACATTGACGAGCGTCAGATCGTTGCTACTTCGGCTGCTAATGCTCTTGGTCGCAAGTCGGATGATTTGATCATCACGACTCTCGATACGACCTCGAACACCATCACTGAAGCAAGCACGGATGGTTTGACTCAGGCCAAGATTAATACCGTGTTTGAATACTTCGGTACTAACGATGTTCCTGATGATGGCGAACGCTACTTCGTTATCTCTCCTGCTGGCTGGGTTGATCTTCTTGGGATCAGCGCATTCTCTGATGCAGACTTCATTGGCTATGATGAGTTGCCTTACAAGGGCGGCATGGTTGCCAAGCGTTGGCTCGGCTTCATGTGGATGACTCACTCTGGTCTGTCGGTTGCATCGACAATTCGTAAGTGCTTTGCCTACCATCGCACTGCAGTTGGCCTCGCTTCTGGTCAGGACGTATCAACGGAAGTTAACTACGTTCCAGAGAAGGCTTCCAATCTCGTTACATCATCCATGTCACAGGGTTCTGTCCTGATCGACACGACTGGTGTGTACGAAGTCCAGATTAAGGAGTAATCATCATGGCTTTTACTGCTTCAAAACTTACCAAGACTTCTGGTGGCGAACGGAATCTCTGGATGTATTCAACGGCAGACGCAATTGGGACTGTCGTTGCATCCGGTTATTTCAATGATGCCGCTGCAAACTTCAAGACTCATGACGTAATTATCGTCGTGAGTTCCAACACTGGTACTCATGCAGTAGACGTGCTTGTTGTAACTTCTGCAACATTTGCTACTACTGTCACGACGACCAATGGGACATAATATACGGGTGTGACCCTCCCACTAACCCGTTAATGAGGGTGAGGCTGTTTGTCCCAGTCTCACCCTTTTTTAATAAGGAACCAAAATGGCTATAACCAGCATTGATATTTGCGCTAGAGCATTGGTTCTGATTGGCGCATCTCCTCTTACATCCTTTGCAGATGGAACCACAGAAGCTATCGTAGCTTCAAACATCTATGATGATACGGTTCGTGACTTGTTGTCACGTCATCGGTGGCGTTTTGCTTCAGGACAGTCCCAGTTATCCCGACTTGTTGATGTGCCAGACGCTCGTTGGAGTGCTGCGTATCAAATTCCGGCAGATACAATCCTTGTTCATGGGGTCTATTCAACTGATACGCCAATTGAATATGATCGCTATCAAGATAAAGTCTACTGTGATGCGGTTGCTGAAGAAGAAATCTATATGGATTATACGTTCCAAGCTGAAGAAGACCTTTGGCCTCCATATTTTGTAACCGCAGTAACGCTACAACTTGCAGCTATCTTTGCGTATTCGGTAGCACAGCAAGAAGCATTGGCTGATTTGATGGGTAAGAAAGCTGATAGACAGTTTGCTATTGCACGTGGTCTTGATAGTCAAAGCCAGACATCCAAGAAGTTAAATGTACAACGGTTTATTCAGCTTAGACGCAGCGTTCGGGGTATTTGATTATGGGTATTAAGTCTATCCAGACAAACTTCACTTCTGGAGAACTGAATCCAAAGATGAATATGCGTGTCGAAACTGGCGCATATCAGAATGGTGCCAAGAAACTACGCAATGTTATGATATTCAACCAAGGTGGGGTTGGGCGTCGATCTGGTACAAGCTATCTTGCTACATTGGCTGGGCAATCTAGGCTTGTTTCTTTTGATTTCTCGTATGATGAAAGATACGTTTTTGCATTTAGCAACACTGCATTAAGAATTTACTCGTTAACTGGCACTTTGCTCCAGACAATTACTGGATGCCCTTGGACAACATCTATTCTTTTTGACTTAACATACACGCAAATAGCGGATGTTATGATCATTTGCCATCCAACAATGGCAACTCAAATAGTTACAAGAACTGGGGCATCTACATTTACACGTGGTGCTTTTTCATTCTTAAGTTCTATTAACTCTGATAAAACATACCAACCATATTATAAATTTGCGGATGATGCAGTTACACTATCGCTGAGTGGTACTACTGGGTCAGTCACGGTAACTGCAAGTTCTGCATATTTTACATCAAGCTATGTTGGATTAAGATTACGTTGGTTTGATGTAGAAGTTTTAATAACTGCCTTTACAAATTCTACTACATTGACTGGGACAATTCAGGGAACGGCTCGCGGTGAGTATGATATTGATCCTATCAAGACAACTGAGTCTTCTCTTACGATTGAGGTGACTCATGTACTTCATGGATTTACAACTGGTGCTACTTTAACTCTTAGTGGGCTTAATGCGACTGCTGGTATTACTTCTGCCAACCTTAATGGTGCTAGAGTTATTACGGTTATTGATGATAACAGATATACCTACACTGCTGGCGGGGCTACGGTAGCTACTTCATCTGTTGATGGTGGTGGTTCCAATGCACGTTTTAGTGGCAACAACATTGCAACTCGGAATTGGAAAGAACCATCATTCTCTGTAGTAACTGGTTATCCGGCAGCAGTAACATTCCACGAAGCTAGGCTTTGGTTTGCTGGTTCTACATCACAACCAAACGCAATTTGGGGTTCTAAGATTAATGAGTTTCTTAACTTTGATATTGGCGAAGGATTAGATAACGAGTCTATCCAAGTAACTATTGGAGCAGATGATATTTCGTCTGTCAGGCATTTGGTTTCTAATCGTAACCTTCAAATCTTTACGGCTAATTCAGAGTTCTACATTCCTAAATTAACAGATACGACTATCACTCCATCTAATATATCTATCCAGAGACAGACACCCTATGGCTGTTCTCGCGTTGCCCCTTTGCCTTTTGATGGTTCAACTATCTATATTCAGGCAACACTTAAAGCCATACGTGAATTTAATTACAGCAGTGTAGATGAAGCATACTCGTCTCCAACACTAACCTTGTTAGCTGACCATTTAATTAATTCTCCAAAATCTATGGCTGTTAGTTATGGTACAGACTTACGTGGTGAACAGTATCTTCTGGTAGTTAATGATGATGGGACCATTGCTCAGTTTATTTCTGCCCGTGCAGAGAAGGTAGCTGGTTGGGCTTTATGGGAAACTGAAGGTGATACCTCACCTAAGTTTGATTCTATTTGTCACTCTGGAGAAGCAATCTATGTGTCTGTGTTAAGAGGAGGATTATACTTCCTTGAGAAGTTTGCCTCTGATGACCTTACTCTTCCTCTTGATTGCGCTCTTTCTTATACGTCTGGTTCTGCTCAAACTACGTGGACAGTTAGTTCAATCTATCAGGGCAAGACAATAGATGTCATATCTGGCAATTACTACCTTGGAGCGTTCTTGGTAAATGGGTCAAACCAGATTACATTGAACAATGCGGTAACTGAAATCACTGTTGGATATACATATACAGTTACGATTGAGACCCTTCCTGTAGAAATAGCAGACAAAACTGGCAGTTATGCTGGTCGTCCTAAACGGATTAGTCGTGTCATTCTTGATCTCAACTCAACTCTATCTGTTAGTTTAAGTGGCAACTCTTTGATTATACGCCAAGTTACAGATGACTTTTCTCTTGAGCCAACTGCTGTTACTGGAAAGAGAGAGTTCTTTTTGCTTGGATATAATAGAGACGCTACAGTAAGTATAACTCAGACTGAGCCATTACCACTTCGGTTGCTTGGTCTTTCTCTGGAGGTTGGTGCGTAATGTGTTTTGGTCCAGAATTACTACTTGCATCAACTCTTATAAGTGCTGGCGGTACTGCATTGGCTGCTGTCAATGCGTCCAATATGGCAAAGTCAGAAGCTGAATGGCAAAAATATCAACTTGATATTCAGAACAAGCAACTTGAGGCTGATCGACAGTTGCAAGAAATCAATGCTGCTCAGGTTGAAGGCAAGAGACGTGAGGAAGCTAGGAAACTTCGTGCATCCAATGAAGCCTTTATTGCTTCATCTGGAGTAGGACAAAACATATCTTTCTTGGAAGGCATTGATGCTGCTTCCAACCGTGCATTGAAGTCAGACATTGCGTCTCTAAGGCTTAACACTGCGGCTGAAACAAACCGTATTGCTGATCAGATTATGGTTAACAAGGCACAGGCTCAGTTTGGTATGGGTCGCGCAAAAGTAATTGGTGGCAATGCTATTCTTGGTTCTATCTTTGACATTGGTGCTAGTGCTGCTAGTGGCTATGGGAAATACGATTATTATAAAACTACGGGTAAGATTGTCCCATAATAACTAAAGGAATTTGTTAATGGCAATTCGTCCATATGAAGTACAGATAGCTACTAACCCAGTTGGTCGTACTTCTAGTCAGTTCAGTACCAATATGCCAGAACCCGATCTAAGGGGGATACAGCGGCTTGCTGGCGTCATTGGTGACATTGGCGAGCAACAGATGAAAGAGGCCGCTACAAAGGAAGCAGAACTTGCTGCATCGACTATTACTGTTAAGAACCCAGATGGTTCATACGCACGCATTGATAAGCCAGAAGGATTTGGCTCGTATGCTGAGTCTGTCTTTAATCAGGCAGTAGAGAAGAAGTATGTCAATGAAGTCTATCGTGATTCAGAAACAACTCTCAATGACATAGCTACCAATCCAGCATTATCTCCACAGCAGTCCGTTGCTCAGATGAGAGCACACGTAGATGCTGTAGTTAAAAACATTGATCCTAAATATAAAGATCAAGTTTCTGCTGATTTGATAAGAGAGTTTAATCAGAGAGCATTTGCAATTCAGAACCTTGATAAGTCACAGCGTACATCAGCTATGATTACATCTATGAAAGATTCTGCTGAAACGTATCTTACAAAAGCAATTGATCTATGGAACACAGATAATCCAACTCAAGCTGCTGAAGAGATGGTTAAGGCTACAACAAGTCTTCAATCTTATTATGAATTAACGCTTAAAGACCCTGCACTTGTTGCTAAAGCAATGGAAGATTTGAAAGCCAAAGTGGGTGGCGTTCAATGGTTTTCTGGTGTCTTAAAAGAAGTAAGACAAAAAGCTGCTGATAAAACAATCAGTCCAGAACAACTTAATA